TTAACGCTCAACTATTGTTAGAGAAATGTTTCCAATTCTCGTCAATAAAAATTCCCATCTGGCCTGTTTTATCAAGTAAACTTTGCCTTTATAAGTTACCTGATTGTTGTTTAAAGCTGACAGTAACAACCGATGTGGATAACATTTTACATTAATCGCTCTTTTTGCTTTCACTTTCCAATTGAGGTAGGTTTGCATATCTGCACTCATATCTCCGAAAGGATACTGATACAGCGTATTGTAACCATCCAATTCCGTTACACCATGTTCGGTATATCTTTTGGCTAAAGTGAGATAACCAAAACTTCTGAACCAAGCATCTTCAAACTTTCGTTGTTGCTGATATTTGATACCAACATCACCAATTTTTACTCTCCCTCCATCCTTCCAGTAATCTACCAAATCAATCGGATCTCCGGTTACTTCCTCTTTAAATTCACGGCCATCAACATTAATGATATCACCATAGTAATTGAATTGATATCCATTTTGCGATCGTTCAATTTTTTGCTTAGCCGAAATTACATATGCAGTAATATCTATTCCATTACTTGCACTTGTTAGAATTTCTGCCCTGGAATGAAACGACATGTTTAAATTTTCGCCATAAACAATAGAATTAGACTCCCGGAGCAATGCTTTTATAAAATCTAATGCAGATATAGGAGGGATGAAATCAGAGATTTTCACTTTTATTTTTCCATCTTCTCTAACATATGCTTTTTTCTCAAGCCACATATCGTAAGCCGCAGGCCCAAAATTCGAAGGGATGAACCATTTACCCAATCCTGAAGGAAGAAAGTTGTTTAAGCCCAAATGCGAAGCAATGGCATCGGTAATGTGCTTTGTTCTTATGCATGGCCAAAGAAAGGTTTCGGGCAGGGGACCCGGGGTATCGCCCAAAGCGAGGCTGTGCCATAGGTTTAAAATTGGTGCTTTATTCCAATTGGCATCATCAATATCATCATCGTTGGCGAAAAAATCTTGTGCATTTAAAAGCGGATAGCTCACATTTCTGCCTGCATACATCGTGTCCGAACCACCTTTTGCCCACGCTTCATATTCTGCAACAGTGTCAAAAACATACTCATCTAAAGACAAGTCATCTAAAGTGATATCTTTCAATTTTCTGTAAATACTTGTTGATGTGTCTTCAATATTAATATGGTAATGATCATCATCAATATCGCTCACTCTGCCAACAGCTCTTAACTGATTGCCATAGTTGTCTGTAAAAGCATAAGGAAACAGATCAGAATTGACCTGAATGTTTTCTCGCTCAATATTTTCGAACAACAACTGAGTTTCTTTATTAATAGGTATTTTGTGCGAAAAGCTAAATGTATTCTCAATTCCTTCATCTCCAAAAAACGGGTAATTTCGTTCTACCACACAACCGCCCAAATATGGCACTTCGGTATTTTTTATAAATAATTTCATGATCGATTTCTTAAATTTTCAGCTTCTCTTTTTCTCTCTTCCAAATCAAAAAATGATACTTCGGCCAGTAATGGGTTGGAGAGGATTTCGTTTAGTTCGTCTACGGATAGATTTAGTTTCGAAAGAAGTTGATTTAGTTGATCGTTGTAACTGTCTTGTGGATCAAACTCAATATCATCGGATGTTTTTTTATTGGTGTAGCCTCCTGATTCATAACCTCTCATGCTCGGCATGGTTCCCATTATACCGTCCAAATCAAGAGAGTGAATTGTTCCCATTCTTTGATGATAGTCAATAGTGTCCAGGAATGGTTTTACAGTGGGATTATTAACAGCTTCATTGTTGGCCACAAACTCAGGTTTCTCTCCAACAAGAACCGAAGGTTTGTCAACAAAACCTCTTTGTGTTCTATACTGAGCACGATAACGCTTCCCATCCTGCGCTCTTACTACATCGGTGTAACCTCCGGATTCTAAACCTGTAATTGCTTGAGCTGCTATTAATGCAGTACTGGCAATGGCCTGTGCTGTATTTATTCCTACCCATGGTTGACCTCCTGTAATAACTGAAGCTGCAACTGCTTTTGCATTTGCAATTGCAGTGTTAAACCAAACTTGACCGATAGCAAAAGCTTTTTGAGCCAGGAATGCAACTTTTCCCAATGCCGTTTCTTCACCTACAATTAAAGCTAACGCTTGCAAGGCAGTACTCGCAGCATTGGTTTTAGCCACGTAAATATCTCGCTCACGCTCCAATCTTTGTATTTTGGCATTTAAAGACTGATCCTCAATTTTATTTACTTCCTTTTCAAACTTCTTTTTTGCCTTAAGTATTTTAAGTCTGTTGCCATCAGCTGCTGCCAGTTCTTGATCGTAACGAAGTTGAGCCAATTCCATTTTTGCTTGAAACTCTTCTTCTTCAGTTTCAGCTTCCAAGGCCCTTGCTTCAGCTTCTGCAGCTTCCTTTATTGCCTTTTCTGCAGCTTTCCTTTCTTCTTCGGCTTTCTCAAGCTCAGCCAATCGATTTAAATGTGCTTGCTTTTTCTCTTCGATTAATGCATGAACATTATCGTTGTACTCAATTTCCTGAGTTGATAAATTTTGCTTGGTAATTAACCTTTCCTCAAGCTTGGCTTGCTCCTCAATCCATCGCTGATTTTCTAGAGCAGTTTCCTTCTCAATTCCGTCCTTTAAATTGGCATAACCGGCACGAGCCAACTCATCTTGGAGTTGTTGCTGCAGTTTTGCAAATTGAGCTTGAGTTTTCGGATCTCCTCCAACTGTTTCAATCAAATTCCATTTGGTTCCATCCCATTCAAATACTTGATTACCTACTGTTTTTCTTGATCCAATTTTCGGAGTAGATCCTGAATCTATTTCTGTCTCTTTATCTATTTCTCCAAGTAAAGATTTCTTTCTGGCCAATAATTCATTTTCCTTGTTGTGGTAATTCTCCATAGCTGTTTCAGCACTTTTGGCAGTAGCTCGCATTACATCACCCCCAGCTTTGGTATAATTCCATAAATGCTGATACCATTTAACTTCAGCTCCTTTTCCTTCTTGTCTTAGATCAATTAACTCCTTTTCAATTTCTACCAATCGTTCTTTAGCTGCTTTGGTTCTGGCTTCTTTTTCTAAACTTGCGATATATTGATCTGTAGACTTTTTCGCTTCATCGGTATTGATTTTCTCAAGAGTAAGATTTCCCAAATATTCAGGAGAAAGTGCGTTCAGCTTTTTAATGGCTGCCAAACGCTCCTCTTTGCTCTTTTTCTCATTTTTGGCAACTCTAAGCAATTCTTCCATTTCAACCTTTTGCCCGGCAATGCTCTTTTTCGATTGAGTAGTCAGTTTATTCAACTCCATTTGTTTGGCAGTTGCTTCATCAACTCGTTTCGAATACATATACAAAGCAGTTCCTACAGCTGCCAGAACACCAATTAATAACCCTATAGGATTCATTTTTTGTGCAAGGTTCCAGGCACGCTGAGCAATAGTGGCCAGTTTTATTTTTCCAGTAGCTACTCCAGTAGCAACGGCATAGGCTTTGGTTACACCTTCAGCAATCACCAGGTAAGCATAGTGAATTTTCGTCCAATTGGCTGCAACCTTTACCGCAGTACCATAAGCAACAACAGCAACAACAGTAGGAACAATAATACCTTTCCATTCCTTATACCATTCTACCAAAGCCATTGTTCCCTTTAATAAGTAGGTAACTCCATTGGTCGAGAATGTTAATGCTGGAGCCAATTTCTCACCTAAAGAAATTGACATTAACTCTAAGCGGTTACGAGCTTGAGCTAATTTCGCATTATTATTATCGGTATTAATTGTAGCCTGTTCAATTGCCACATTGGTATCGGTTACAGCTGCTTTAAATTCGTGATATTTACCTCTGTTTTTAACAAGCAATTCAGCTGCTTTTGCGTGTTCGTCACCAAATAAACCAGCTGCGGTTTCACCATTATTAAAACGAACATTCAATTCATCCAGGGCACGACCTAAATCAAAAGTGCCATCCTTAAAACCGATTTGCTCTTTACGCATTCTCAACATCACTTTATCAAGCGAATTACCTGCGGTTTCCGCTTTTGCGTAATAAGGTGCCAATGTTTCAATAGCTGCAACATTGTCTTCAATCTCCATATTCATAATGGCAAATATGGTCCCCGATTTCTCTACTGCTTTATTCAGATATTGAATATTACCTGCACCGGCTTGCGATCCAGCTGCCAAAACATTTATTACTCTCCGTGCCTGATCAGCATCATACTCAAACTGATTTAAGGAAATGGCCAAAGCTTCAACCGATGGATTCAATTCTTCTTTTGCTGCTGCAGAAAGAATCATCGATTCAACGGTAACGGCGTGCAAGTCTTCTTTTACCCCTAATAATTCAGGTCGTTTACTACCCATTATCGAGTAGGCATCCATGATTTTGGTAGCAGAATTTTTAATGCGAATATTATCTTCCACAACCGAAGTACTGGTTTCTTTCGATTGCTTTTTAAAATATTCCATATTTTCATTCGAAAGCTTTGTAAGAGCTTGAGTATTATCGGCAACTTCCTCAAATTCATTTGCAGCATTGATAAATTTCCTAAATCCTAAAACCACTCCGGTAAGCGATGCTGCCCAAACCGAAATCAGTCCAAAATACTTATTAAAGCCATCGGCCATTTTTCCTAAACTCATACCAGTTTGTTTTGCACCGGTACGCAATTCTTTCATTCGAGCACCAATTTTGGTGTACTGATCGTTTAGCTGTTTGTATTCTTTGGTGCGAGGATCCATATTGCGCATCATCATGTTCAGCTCGCGTTGACGCTTGGTAAGTTCTTTTAAGCTGAGACCATTAATCCCAATCTGATCGTACAACTCATCCATACGCATGATTACCTTTTTCAGCTCGGCTTCTTTGGCAGCATACTCTTCAGTTCCTTTGGTCAGTTTTTTCATTTCTCTGCGAATGCCTTTGGCCTGATCCTCCAATTCTCGCATTTTCTGACGGCTTTTGTCGTTTTTAATTACGACCTCAAGTTGTACACGATCTATTTTTAAACTCATAGCTTTCTGTTTTGTCTGTACTCTAAAATCCCTTTTAACCTGGCTATTTCTTCATCGGAATATTCACTGCTTAAAATTCCCAGTAACCTGTTAAGAGAGCCATATACATTTTTCGAATACCATTGAGTATTCTTCTTTTTCTTTCTGATCCGATTCTGTTTAATGCCCCAGATCTCTTTATTGGTATCAGTTTGCCAAACACTATCTTTTTCTTTTTTGTGGTAGTTAATTTCTATTGCTCTACCATATCCAAGAAAACTCAGTTGCAACACTGGATCCTTACCTTCATACCTTACCCTGGCATTTAAACTATCCATCAAATCGTCTGATATTCTCAGATTCTTATCTTCGATATCATCAACTAACTGATCAATCAGATATTCACCATGCTTATCCAGAGTCTCTTCAATAAAGAGCAGTTCTATTTCATTAAACTTTTCACTCATTACATCGAACGATCAATTATATCAAAGCCAATACTGTAACCATTATGACCGCCGTAAATCTGATATTCAGATTCGGTTCTAAATGATGATTCATCAACTTCAGCCAATAGTGGGAAAATCGAATCTTCAGAATCTCTTCTCTCGAGTAATTTATCTTTCACTTTTTTGGTAATGGATTGCATTTTCGAGTAGTGTTCCAATTCTTCAGTTTCGTTTTGATCTCCCGGATTTATTTTCTCCAGTATGAAAAGAACACAACGGTTTTTCTCTTTAATATTGTCGTAGTCATTATTGCCGGAATTCGAAGAAGGAAGAGAGGAAGCCAGGATAACACCATCACAATCATCAATTTTTTTTATTAGATGTCTTTCATTGGCTGCAAACAAAAGGCTTTGAATGTCTTCAATACTTTCTTTTATCTTCGTTATTTCCGTTTTATACTTAAGAATTTCCAGCATCTTTTTGCATTTTTTTAATTGTGTCAGCTTCCTGCTTCCACTGATAAAGCTTCAGCATAATGTCATAAATCCCTGTATTGTCGGTCTCTTTAATATTCCCGAATGTTCCTTCATCGGCAAGCTTAAAAAGTAAGCCAGTATACCCCAATCCATCTTTCGAGTCAGGATTATTCGTTTTATTATACAAGCTGGCCAAATTAATCTGGCTGCCTTCAATCTCAATTTCTCCCTCTCTCAAAAAGTTGCTGCAATTGCCAAACCATAAGTAAATGGCGTAACGTTGATAAAAAGAGGCTCTCTTTAATTCGTTGGCATATCTTTCGGTATGGTTCCTGTTGAATTTCACCCTGCGTTGACCATCGAAATTTTCATCTTGCATTACTCCTGGATAATTGTCTCGCTCCGGACGATACAAAACAGCAACAAGTAAATTCAGATATTTGATCTCCTTTGTTTCAGTATACTTCCTGAAATATTCAATGGCAGCTCTAAATTCAGCCATGCTAATATTCATCAATGCATCATCAGGACCATAGTAATCTTCTTGTCTTACTTGTAGTTTAGGAATGAAATTTTTAACCGAATCAAAATTGAATACTGTGTATACCTGACCTTTGATTTCCTTTTCTTCAAACATCCAGTCCATATTCTCACTCAATCGGAATAACTGAGAATTTCTTTCTTCCAAAGCAGATTTACTCATCCGCTTTTCTTTGTACTTATCAAGCGGTTTATATTCTTCACCCATTAAATGGAAAAGAATCAACAACCTAAAATCAAACTCATTAATTTTCTTATCCATCAACTTCACCAGTTGTTGCATTACAAAATCAAATTGCTCTTCGTTGAATTCATCCCAACAATCAGGAATTTCTACAATATTGTTTTTCATACCGTAAAATGTTTGTTTTCTGAATCGTTAATTGGCTCAACTCTCACTTCAATAACTTCGTCCGGATCTGCATTCACTTCCTCCAGATGATTGGCCAAATTTCTTAGCTCATCTTCACCGTCGCTTTGTAAACTTCTCGAAAGCTGAGTAACCAATTCCAAGGCAGGAACCGCCTTTGCCTGGCTTGTTTGCCTTTCGGTTACAAAACTCTGAACCACACCTTCAGGAATTACCTGCAGGTTCAATCTTTTGGTTGCAATGCTCATTGTCAGGAACGGAATAGCGTTGTTCACATACTCCAGCAGCTCCCGATCAGCATCAGTTAAACTGCCTGCAGCTTTTCTTTCCTTAAGTTGAGTAAATAGTTCAGCACCTATTACCGGTCTGATCTGTTTGCGCTCAACTTCCTTCATAAATGGTAAGATTTTCAAGAAAAAGCGAAGGGATTTGTCAATTGGAAAAATATCATCAAACTCCGAAGCTCGGCTAATAAATAAGCTATTCATTAAACCTCTCACATCAGAATTTTTCCACTCTTCAATTGAATTGGCATTGTTCTCCAGGAATGAGATTAAACGATCCAATGTTTTGTAAGCCTTGCGAAGAATGGCAGCATTATCTCTGTCCAACATCCATTCCCACGGAAGCTTTTCACTCTCTGCATTAATTTTTACTTTTCGTCCAGTATCTTCATGGCTCACATCGGCATTTTCCGAATACGATTTGTAAGCCAATAAAGCAACTGGTAATTGTATGTAATGAACCAAAGTGTCATTGAATGTCATCAATTGAGTTGGATTATCTGCTTCGTAACTTGTACCTGTATAATGAACAATAGCCCTGGATAAAACATCATCACCAATCAGTTTGGCAATTTCCTCCTGAGCCAATTCAATATCCATTGCAATATTTTCGAACTTGTTCGATTTGTAAAGCCAGCCAATCAGCTTTTTTAACTCCTCATTTCCCTTTCCGGATTTATTGAATAGAATTGTCATTACACTTTATTTTTAGTTCTGTCATCAGGTGAAACACTCTCTTCTGTAAGCACTACTTTGTGATAGAAACCAAGCTTTACATCTTTATCAGGCCAATTAATTTTAATGGCTGTATTAATGGCTTCCATTATTATTCCTTCCGGAATTGCAGTATCGCTCGATAGGTATAGCTTTAATGCGTAAAGCATTTCCGATCCACTTGCCAGTTTTCCCGCTACCATGATGTTTGATAACGCTGGATGCAATCCAATTGCCGATGTAGTTGCGCTGTCGGCCTTATCAGCAATCTTTAACTGACCTTCAATAAAATCTTTCGATTTGTTATCGATTGGAGTAACTTTCCATTCACACAAATCACCATCGTCATCACGGAATGATATCGTATGGAAAATCTTACCAACATTCTTTTTTCCTGCCAAAACACCTGCCAACTGATTCAGTATTGAATCCTTCAGCTCTTCCATCATCTTATCAGAATAAGTAGTGCCATTGCTTGCACACTTCTCCCTTAATTTTTCCTCTTTGGCATCCCAGTAGGCTTGTGGCGATTCAAAGTGATAAGCCAGGGCAATGGAATTGTCGGTCAAAAATTTTAGAATTTCAGGAATATCAGAGCTTCTTTTAATCCAGTTCAGGCCTCCATAAAAACCAGGCACGGCATAAAAATTTCTGGCAAAACTCGATGAGCAATGATAATCGATTCCTGTAGGATAACGGAAGGGATCATTAAATCGGAATCGCTTAAAAGTACGAATGCCGGTATTGCAATTGTTCTCAAAATCACCTGTAAAAATGTGCTTCACATCTTCCAACCTGCGACTTTCTACCCACTCCAAACGTGCATCGGTACCAGGAACACATTCCAGACTGGCAATTTTCGATTCACGGCCAATTCGTGCACCTCGATTCATCTTATATTTGGTAAAATGTCCCTTCAGGTGTTTGAATTCTGTTACCACTCTGTCCAAATAGTTCTTATACTGCCACGAATCCAGCCATTGCTGCACCTCTTTATCTTTCACCCAAAGGCGAACAATTTCGTTATCAACAATATCTTCTTTGTACAGGTACGGACCTTGTCCCCAAAGCAGACCAATTTCACGTTCAATAATTCCGGGAGCCAAATTGTTAACGTCGAAAATGTCGCGAATTTCGGTTGGCAAACTATTATTAACGCCATACGGTACAATCATTTTCCCCAACACATTTTCGGCATCGGCTTCCCAACTCGATTGTGATCCGCCAGGCGAAGAAATGTTCGAGTAGTTTTCGCTCGTAACTTTCCCCATCGAGAAATAGGCTGCGCCAACATCCGGCACATACATTACACCTTCATTTCCTTCTCTTGCAATTTTATTTGTCATGATAATTCTAAATTTTCGCCATTAAAACTCATCAATAAAGGATGATAGAACTGTTTAGGTTCGTTCGTGTCCAGGTCGAGATAATTCTCCATGAACTCCGCATTTTTGTTGTGCTTTTTCGATGGTCTACCTCGTAGTCTGGCTCTGTTGACTTCAACAATTCCCTTACTTGTTTGTCTGTCTTCAGAAAAACTCATAAACGAAAACGAAAAAGGAATCCCTTCAGCCGATAAGGCACGCATCTCTTTTATTGCTTTGTAAACATCCATGAATGCAATCTAATACTGGATATTAGCTAAGGAAAGGACAAAAAAGCCCCTGCGGTTAGCAGAGGCTTATATTGATATTTTCATTCTCTCAAGTCGAATAGATTTGTTGAGCTTTCATTTCTTGCAAAACTGCTTTTTCTTCCAAAGCCTTTTTTCTACACAACTCGTAAAATTTCCTTGCTTTTTGTAAGTAATCCTGACATTCAGCAACTCTCTTTTCTTGTTTGGTAATTCTTTGCTTAGTAGTCACGATTCACCTCCTTTCTCAGCTGGAGTAAAACAGTGCTCCCAACATTTCACTGGTAGCATTTTAAAATCATCATCATCAACCAGTATAAAGTTTTCACCTTTCTTTTCCCAAAGGCTTTGTTCTTCCACATCACCAAAAGGCATGTTATTTCTGTAATATTTCATGACATGCCTCCTTTCAGCAATTCTTCTAAAGAAACAAACTTATGCCTTGATTCCAGTTCACCAATTTTAATGAACAACGCACTTATTTCTTCGAATACAGGATGATTAACTGAGTAGAAGTTTTCCATGCATTCACGATGCATTCTAATCAACTCCTCCACATCTTTAAAAAAGTCTTTCTTTTCGCTTTCTTGAGTTGGCTTTCCCCGATGAGCAACAGTTAATTTTGTTTTAGGCTTTTTTAGATTTTCTTCTTTCCGGATAGCTTGCCTGATCCGATACGATAAATGGTCCTTTGGCTCATTTCTGTATTTTTCAAGACCATAGCGTCTAATGTTTTGTTCGGTCAAAACCGACTGCTTTGCGATTATGCCAGCACCATCATTTTTATGTACTAGTAATTCTGCTGCATTTCCCATATCTTTGTATTATTAATGAAAGTTAATATTTCCCCCGCGATGGTGTTACAGCACCGTTTGAGCGGGGGATTTTATTTAAAAGGAGAATTCTCCTTTTTTATCCTTCCTGTTCTTCCTCCGAAAAGATTTTTAACTGCCTTTGCTCCGCATCGTAATTTTCAAAAGTTAGCTGTCGCATTTTTTTCAACTCCTTTTCGGCCTCCTTCATTACTTTATTCGCTTGGCTATAGCTCTGCTTTGCTTGATCGTAAATTTCAAATTGTGCATCTACAGCTTTTTGCTTTTTCTCTACAAAATCGGCATAAGAGGTAAAATGATTATACAAAGCATCGTAACATTCCATTTGGTACTTTAGTACAGCGTCACGAGATTCTTCTTTTACATTCCTGGAGTCGATTCTAAACAACCATCCAAAAACATATTTAAGAGGAATTGTTTGCATTTGTCTCTCTTTTTTGTCAGCTCCTACCATTACGCTGAGCGTAACGGTTGATTTTAAAATTGGATCATTTTTCAATTTTGTAAACTGAGGTTCAAAAGCAATACCTAAAGCTTCACAAATTGGTTTTACGGCTACTCGTTTTTCACCATTCTCGATAACAATGATTGAAACATTGTTTACTTTTGCTACTGTAACTTGATTGGTCATAGAAATATGATTTAATTAAAATTTGAATGAACCCGGACAGTGTTGCTACCACTGAGCCGGGTTTTTTGTTATAACTTCTACAAACTTAAATCTTTTTACAATACTTTGCAATGCATTGCAATGTTTTTTAAATACATTGTTTTGCTTATATTTGCATAAACAATATTTAAATATGAAAGAAACCATATCATTAAGACTTGAAGGAGAGCTTCTTAAATTCCTTAAAACAGAGGCAGATGCGGATTTTAGATCAGTTAATAATTATATCGAGATGGTCTTACAAAAGCACAAAATTGAAAAAGAAAAGCAAAAAGAAACCCCAACCGACTAGGCTGGGGTTTTTCGTTTAATAGTCGGAATTCCGACTATATATAAAACGGGAATTCCCGTTATTTCTAAAACGATATCATTTGTAGTTCTCTGGCAAATTGATGAATTGCCGTTTCAATTTTTCTCAATTGTTTATCGCCTGGCTTTTTAATTCCATTAGCATATTGCGATACAAGGTTTTTATTAATTCCTGCAATTTTAGCCAAACCTGTTTGCGTTACAATACCCGAGGCCCATTCAAAAAAAGTAGGAATATCCATTTTAAAATCAAGGGTATATTCACCTTGCAAAACTTCAGGAATTTCCTCATTAAACTCCTGTAATCCCTCAAGGTGAAATTCAATAGCTTCGGTCATGTTTAATTTTACTTCGTCTAAGTTATCACCCACAGCCACACAACCCAACACATCATCGGTATAAGCCGAATAACCAGTGTCGGTTTTCTCCAAAATAACTTTTACAGTTTCCATATTCTACGATTTTAAGATTTTACAAGATTAAAAGTCAGGCGGGCTATTTAAGCCCTGCCTGTTTTTTGATACTGTTTTCTGTCCCTTTTTTAAGGTCGGATGAAAGTTTTCCGGGTACAGTAACCAAACCCTTTTTTTCTGAGTGCCGAAACTGGCGGTGATCACCTTTGGTTCTTGCCAGTTCCCATCCGTCAGCCTCAATCATCTTGATGATTTCTTTAACTTTCATGCTGTAAAGGTAATAAATTTATTACATATATGTCATGAAAGGTAATAGAAATATTACTTTTTGTCGTGTATGAGCAAAAAGAAACCCCAACCGAATAGGCTGGGGTTTTTTATTTAGTTCTTGTGTATCTAATCTGCTTAGTTTATTTTTTTTCGATATAATAATTCAGAATCTCCTCGTAACTATCACAATTAAAGCTCGACTTGTTATTCAGGTAATCACCAATTGTCTGTCGTCTCTTCCCTATCGACTCAGCAGCTTCTTTCTGCGTACTAATAAATCTACACAACAAATCACGTAGAGAAATTTTTCCTTGCTTTGTTGCAAGTGCAAAAACAAAATCCGTAAAAGCATCCTGCATCTGACCATAAACAGGCATCATTTCTGAATCATTGCCGTCATGATCGAACATCTCAGGAGGAGTTGGCACTTCTAATTTTTCTATTGCCGAAGTTCGGGCAAGTAAGTCGTAACACAAGTATAAAACATTTAGCATTTCTTCATGCTCTGTTGTAAAGTCTTCGGGTATATGATCTCGTTCAGCTTCAAGCCATGTAATTTGTTCGGATATTGCTTTTATCGATTTTTCCATTTCTTAATTTTTCATTTTCTATTCTTTACTTGCGAGTTTGTTGAAACTTATTTTTATAAAAAAGCAACCCCCTCCTGTTGCTCTTATACACTCCCTAACATTCACTAACTTGCTTCAATAGTTCATTTATGAGTGTGCCCGAAAAAATTATTTTTCAACAATTTCAAAATTAGCTTCTAAGTTGTTTTGATATTTTAAAGTACGGAAAAACAAACACTAAAAACAAGTTCTTTGTTAAATGTGTGCGCTATTGCGTGCTATTTGTAATTATTCTAAAAAAGAAACCCCAACCGAATAGGCTGGGGTCCAATAGTTATAAGTAGTATGTAGTGGTTACCAATCATCTTCTGTTTTTTCAGAATTAATACTATCCAATCTCGAAATTAAATTGTTCTTAAACTCATCAATTTCAGCAAGTATTTTGTTTTTATTTTTGTTCACAGTTTTCAGCATCATTCCTTTATATGGTTTTCCGCTAGGCTTTACTGGTATTTCCTTCAGTAAAATATCACTCATTACTGACATATTCTGAGTTCCTGTTTTCACCTCGGTAACACGAATTTCATACTTAAACCTATTGTCCTTAAATCTTAAATTAAGTGAGAAATCGGCATTATTAGGAATAGCGATACCTGCAGATTGCGTGTTAAAAGAATGAGCACCCTTAACAATTATTGCTCCTAACTTTTCATCATCCAGTTGAACTACATCTTGAGCTGATTTAAAATTAATTGCTATCCATTCTCTTAATAATCCTTGTAATTCAAGTTTTGTTTTTCCTTCAAAGCTTATTACTCCTTCATATACAGGAAATTCATTTTTCAACACCTTAACAGGCTCTTTGGCAAACACAGAAACACTGCAAAGCAGCATCACAGCAAGTAGAATTTTTTTCATTTGTGGCGGTTTTGTATTTTTTTGATACGCTAATTTAATAAAATCTTTAGATAAATATTTTTTATCTCGGAAGTCATTTTTAGGCAAGTTTCAGCCTAAAAATGGCAACAATTGGGCTGATTTTAAAAAGCTAAAAAACTTAACTTGTTTAAAATCAGTCTTAAAACCTAGATTTGCTTTACTTTTTCAAAGTAAATAAGAGGATTGACACCGCCCCGCCCTGCCCGTGAATTGCAATTACAGGTAAATTTGCGCAGGGTGAAATATGATAAACAAAAAGAGGTCAGGCAGTTACTCACCGCTTGACCTCTCACAACTAAACAACAAGAAAAACACAACAATTTCAAAAATCCCACCAACTCTGTGTAAGTGTAGTGAGGTACGAGCGGAACTTGCACGCCTTATATTTTAAGTGAAGAATGAACGCTAAGGTATGTGTATTGCTCAATGAGAGTAGGGAATGCCCAGGTGAAACCGGGCATCTCCGGATTGAGTGAGCAATACTTATACCGCTTTTAAAAAAGAATATCATACTGATACAGCTTACCAAAGCTCATTGATTAATTGGTTTGTGTAATGGAATGGAGCAAATGGATTGGTCAATGAGCTGCCTGCACAGTCCCGGGCACTAAGAGAACCATTACCCAACAGAGAGGGTAATGGTGATTGCCTTAGGGATAGGAGTGGTACCCTTTTTATTTAAAAAGATATAACGGATAGCCCGGCTAAGGCCCTAGTATTTATTCTTCATCAACCATGCGCACCCACATCACCGACGTTAGATTGTCGTGTGGACTTAACCAATCGAAGCCATTTCTTTCTACACATCAGATACTTGAATGCATCAGAGAAGTTAGTAGACTCTAATGGCAATCGTTTGATAGGTAATCCCTCTGATCGTTTATCCTTCACTGTCCTGCCTTTACGATCTTTCTTAGTTGGAGCCAACTCTAAGGAACTCTTCAGGAATCGACAATTAAATCTATCAATCAATAGCTTTGGTAGTTTCTTATTGGTACCTGACAATAACTCCATCATAAAGTCATACTCAACCCATGAGTTAATATTTGCCTGACCAACGGACTTGAGGTTTACTTTCCAACCAGTACGCCTACCCTCTACCTTTTCCATAGCATCCTTGAACTTGGAAGCAAGATCCTGACCTGCATCTTTGTAGTTATTTGCAGCTCTGTCGTAGTACAGATCAATCTGTTTGTTATTGTGGTGTTTGAAGTAGGTTCTTGTCTTCTTGGCCAATGTCTCAATCCACTCAGGCGAAAGTGTATGAATATCTTTTAGTATTCGATACTCTTTGCCTTTTTTCTTAGGCTGTGCCAGGATTAAAGACATTTGGTTACCAACATCCAATCCAGCCTCAAGTACTGCGTCCGGATCACAATACTTCAGAATCCTACTGTCAGGTTCATCGCGTATTCCAAACTCCTCACTCCAGTAGGAATCATTACCATCATCATAGAAATGAACATCGGCTAAGTTGGCATAGAATTTTTCTCCAGCTTCCAATTTTGGAAGTAGAGAAAGAATTGCACAATTAATATCCTCCAGGTCCGAATCGAACTCATCTTCGAAAAACTGTTCTGTAAGGATATCAGCATTCACAAATGATGAAGCAATCCAAAAGAAAGTTGAGTTCTTACGAATCTTTCGATATCGTTTTTCCCAACGATCCATTTTCTTTTTAACGTTCTCAATTGCTTTCCGATTTTCACTATTGAGAGCGACAACATATTCCTGGCGAATTTCATTCAACACAAAAGCAACCTGAAGAATATCGAGCAGCTGCTTTTTATCCATTTTCTTGAATTGTTTCAATACCCAATCATGTTCACCCAACAGATTAGGATTAGGCATATCCGTTGTGAAGGTATGCCCTCTATAAAATGGAGAATCACCATACTTAACACGGAAGCCGCGAACGGCTTTTGTTAGTTTGGCAATCTTGCTTTCCGGGAAGAATTTTACCTCGTCACCAATAATGTGAACGTAAGAACGACCTGCTGCAGCAGAAGGTCTGTCCAAACTAATTAGTGTAAGATTAAATCCATTAAAGAAAACAATGGTGTGTTTATAACTCAGGATCCTGTTGTAAGGTTTGCCAAAATGTTCCGGCGGTTCTTTCTCGATTACAAAGTGGATCCCCTCGCGCCAACCTTTTAATTCCAACCCCTCGATTAAGGTTGGCAATACGTTTTTCTGAAGGTTTACATAGGTATCACTTACCAAAGCAACAGGTGCACCTGGTAAATCGTAAACCAATTCCTGTACACGTTCAGCTAAAAAATCAGTAGTCTTGGAAGATCCACGTCCAAGAATCGCATACAAGTTTTTGGTAAGCGTTAAGCCGGCAACTTGTGCCAGCCAATTGGAGTATCGGGTTTCGACTCCAGTATCATATTTAAGAATCCTTTTGAGTAAGCTCATCTAATTGTTCTACAAAATCAACATCTTCAATTTGTGCCTCTTGTCTGAATCGATCTTTATCCTTTTCCGGAACATCTAACAAATCGATTTTAGCAGCCAGTTTATTTCGATCGGCTTTCGGTAATTTGAGTACGCCAGGATCCAGTGAGTAAATCTTAACAGGTTTGGTGTATAATTCTTCGGGAATAGTTGGCGGATCTGCTTTGTCTAATTGACGAATTACAGCAGAATCTTTAATCAGCTGACGATACACATCGATATCAGCTGAAGTCTTTGCAGTAGCCATTACCAACTCTGCAGCTTTCTCCAATTGCTCAGCTTTTAAAGCTCTCATGGCCTTTTTTTCGACCTTTTCGTTGGCATAAAACAAATTGATTGATTCATCATACATTTGCTTTGTGCGGTAAGCTGAGATGCTAAAAGGAGAGTTCTGAAAGAACTTTACTGTTTTTTCCTTGCCATATTTCCGTTTCATGGAATTCATCATGGTAAGGACCTGCAGGTATTCAATTTCATCTTCCTCCAGGTTACCGGTTGATCCGCTTTCGATGTAAGCCTCCAGTAAATGATATTTCGATTCGTCAAACTTATTCGCCATAGATAATTCTCTTTTTTTGCTCCTCGAATTCAATTCCTTTGCGAATTTTATCTAATCGCTGAGCTTGTGTAGCATTCCCACCAATTGCGGCATTCATGGCGGTTATTCCTTCTTTTGCCTGAGCTTGTAACATTCCGGTGTCGTAGCGAAGTTTCAGTTCGCTATCTTCCTGCATGAAGTAAGACAGGAAAGTAGGAACAGGAATTCTGAAGTACATGGCAATTTTTTCGGGGGTGTAACCAATTCCTGCCAAAGCTTCAAACTCTTCCCAATCAATATTGTCGAATATCATTGGAAGCATGCTAGTGTTTTCCTCGTCTAAATTCATAAAGCTGCTTTGATTTTGTAAATATGTATTGCTCTTCGCTTGAGTTCTCGCTCCAGTTCCCTGATCCTTCGATTACGAAATGATCATTCCCAATTCTGGCACACATTACTTTTTTGTGTGTCCAGGAATAAGTTACCCGAAACCGATCGGGTTGAGCTGCTGCCAAACCATCAATTAAATCGGCAACCTTTGGCGTGCGATGGTGCAAGCTGTCCGATATATAAATGTGAACTTTATCAATCTGATCTTTTGTCATCCAGTTGTCCAGGGAATTCACAATTCGCGAATTCAAACCATAAGTGGCAACAAATAGATCATTAATTGCACCAACGTGTTTAATCAGGTAAACAATGAATGTGAAAGCATTGAAGCTTTTCGTTGTTTCCAGGAAAAAGATTTCGTTTTCTTCCGGAAGAGCTCCCAGTAAGTTTTTTACACTTTCCACTTTATTAAAATGCATCTGCTGAAATTTTAACGCAAGGCGTTTGTCCCGATCATCAACCGGGACTTCTTCCTTTTGCTGTAATTCAGAGAGCTTGAAAAGTGTCATTTTTACTCTTTAGGTTTTGGATATAAAATGCGATGCAGTTCAGCTAATTGCGCTTCGCATTCCATTAATTTTCGTTTTCGGTCTTTATCCAGGTGAGGCTTATCACCTTTCTTTAACTCCGATTTAATGCGCCAAATGCGATGTGGAATGGTTTGTTTGTACAAAATTGCTCTCTCTACAACGTCCATCTTTAAGAACCTGTCAAATTGCTCCTTTTGTTTGAAAATTGGGTGTTTGCCCAAACAATGCTTGTGTTCTTTGTAGTACTCCAATTCATCGTAAATCAGCCTGTTTTCCTGATAGTTTTCAATAACAGTACGAGCATTGTTTGTGCAATCTTCCAATGATTTGCACTCAAATAGCGACTTGTGGCCATGGATGTATGCATGATAGGCAGTGATCTTGTATCCAACCAGGATTAACAATTCGTGCGGACAATCTGCATCTCTCAAGTATGGAAAATCATCACGAAATTTCTTCTTTACCTGAGGAATGGCAACTTTCAATTTTTCTTTTTGCGGAGCTGCTGCAGTCTGTTTTTTTGTATTCTTTAGCCTGGCAAATTCACTGTCTGATATTTTACCGATTTGGCGCAACTGGTAAGTAAGCATAGAACGATTAGCCTCAGGCTGTAACATGCACAACCTGAGGAAATGATCATTGTTGCCATATTTGGAGAAAAGCTTTATACCTTCCTCCAAATTGCAACCTGTTTCAATCCAGTTTAATATTTCGTTTCTGGCACTCACTATTCCTCTTCCTCTGCAGTTGGGTATAGTTCGTCAAGAATTGGCTGTAAAGCCTGAATTCCTTTTTCGTTGAAACAATAGAATTTCTTAGATACAAGTGCATCTTCAACAATATCCATGCGTGGATTAGGACGATAAACACCACACTTCAAATTATCAGGACCAACATCTAAAATTCGCAAAGGAACTTGATCTTCAAAATTCTCAACAAAGTAAACTTCCATCAATTCCTCGGGAGTTTCAACCTCTGATAAATCAAGTTTTGATCTTTCCAAAACAACTGGTAATCCTGTGAAAAATGATCCATTCTTTTTGCACTTTAACAATTTCAAATCTGTCATTGAGAAAGGATTAATAGCAACACAAGGCTCAGTAATCAAAACAAATTCTTCCGGAATTGTTTCATCTTTAAGAGCTACAATCAAAGCTTCTACTAAAGGAGTACCTTCACCACCAAACACAGTAATATCAGATTCACCAATAAATTTCTCTTCCAAACTGCGGCAAATCAACCCAACAAGATCCTCTCCCAATAATCCAGGAACAAGGAAATGAGTTTTGGATGGAGGAATTACATCAACTGTAGCATTAGTCAATTCTTCTACTTTAGATTCCAAATTGTTCTTATCCTGGATAAGATCATTTACTTCTTGAACCTTTTGGTCAAATACCTCCTTAGAAACAGTAGTTTCTTTTAAGGATGATAATTCACCCTCTACAGTTATTTTGTCTTGAGTAAGAGTTGTGTTCAAACTCAAAGATTCTTCGTACTTCTCTTTTGCTATTGAGTTTTTCTTCAATGTTGCATTTTCTTTGTGAAGTTCAATTGCTGCATCTAACAACGCTTTACCTTCCAACTTTTTCAATTCTGCTAATTTCATTGCAATGATTTTTAGTTAATAAAATCTGTCATTATCAAAGAAATTCATTTGCAATTGCAAACTAAAGGACGCTTGCAGAGATAAAAAAGCTCCTGAATTTCTCCAGAAGCTTTTCACCTTAAAACTCTAACCTATGAAAAAAAATTACGCGCCTGTGTCGGTATCCAAAGTTGGCATTGCACCTTGATAGTGAGCAATTCTTGGCCCACGCATGGTAGATTTAAATGTGATGGTGTTTTTGTTTCCTTCTTTATCATCCAATGATTCAGCTTCGATTTGCAAAGGGGCTGAAGGAGAACCGCACAGTTTTTTATCAGCTGCTGCATCGTATGGAGCTACAATCAAACCCAAATTTTCATTGATGTTATTCGCTAGGAACTCATCAATTAAAATGTCATCTCCCGGATGTTGTCCTGAAATTTCCTGTAACCAGGCTTTGGCATCAATATCCCCTTCCTGTGTTTGTTTTACCGAAAGTGTACCAGGAGTGATGTAGATTTCAATTGCATCTGCCGCAGCATCAAGTGTTAAGTCTGTTGTTATTACAATTCCTTTAGCATCTCTTGCAGGCGGTGCTGGCACATCTCCCCATCGGAATACTACAATTTTGTCTTTTTTAGGCGAAGGTGCACCTGCATTTGATGATTTTTTAGGAACACTCACCATAGCATAAGTACACAAAGCACCAGCTGGAGCCAATTGCAGAAAGGATCCAAGCAAAGTAGTTCCTGTAACAAGAACAGGAGTAATATTAAAATCCTGAACCACCAAAGCAGCATCAGGGATTTGCGCGAATGTTGCACCTGCTAAAAGGCCAATCATTAGCGTAAACAAGGATAATAAATGCTTTTTCATATCTGTATGATTTACTTTTTACACAATAGAATTAATTAAAAAAGCATCCCCCGAAGGGGATGAGTATTTTTATGCGCCTGGCTTAACGTAAGCGAATAAAGCTTCTGCCACAGCGAAACCAACAGCTTCTTTGTATTCAGCAAATACTTTAACATCGTAGTTTTCGCCTTGCATGAAAATTTTCGAAGCACCTTTGTTTTTCGACAACAGGTGAATGAAGTTTTCTTTAGGAGTGATGAAGAAGTGACCAGTTCCTGTCATACCATCAAGCTCTGCGAAAGTAAAATTGGTAAAATCCAATTTGTTTTTCTTACCATCCTCGTTTTTGGTATTTGGATACAATTTCTGATATGCACGATTGTACATGGTAACCAAATCAGGATCGGCATGAATGAACATCTTTTTACGCTTGTAAAGAGGTGCAACAGAATCAGCTGCTTCATTCATTTTATCCACAATATTTTCAGGAGTTAAAGTAACACCATCCAACAACCAGGTAATTGGTTTTTTAGCAGGATCGTTGGCATCGAACAATGCTTTTTCGTTCTCAAGAATAGTACAATAACCATCCATTGACTTACCAGTTGCCTGAGCTGCATCGCCATCGTTGATATCAGCAGCAAGAGCTTCATACTTACCTGTAGCAAGCAACAACATTTCACGATCTTCTTCAACCTTTGGCAATACCAATTGCTCAACGATATACTTCACGATTGGCATATCCTTTGGTTCCAATCCTTCATCGTACAAGTACCCGATAACATCATCCATAATATCAGCCGGAGTAATTGGCACGTTAATTTTGTGCTTACGCTGAGTAATTTCGATAGGAGTAAATTTACCTTTGCCCGATGGAGTCCATTTAGCAACAAACTGCTGAACTACCGAAGTAATGATTGCTCTAGATGCACGCCAAACAGTTTTATCAGTCACAACAGTTTTCATGTATTGAACAGAGGTAACCTTTTGAGTTAAGGCACGGACAATTTCCATTCTTTCGGAAGAAATGTACTTACCAAACTCAGTTCTCAACTCAGTAGTATCAATACTGGCATCACCAGAAATTGGAGTGCCGTTATAATCACTATCCAACATTAAGTTGTGCATCAACTTCATGTCGGCTTCGAATTTCTTTTTACCTTTCGGCTTACCTTTATTTCCTTCCACGACAGGATCACTTTCAGGGTCATCACTTAGATCATCAACTTGTTGTTGTAGATCCTTTTCCTTTTTTTGCGCATCTTTCTTGTACTGATCAAACTCGGCTTGCAACTTTCCAAGTTTATCCTGAGCATCTTTCAATGCCTTACCATCTTCAACTGATGGTGGATTTTCTTCATGCGCCTTTAAATCCTCAAGGAATTTTTCGGTGAATTTCTCACCATAGGCATCTTTCAATTGTTTTACCTGCTCTTCAGACAAAACACTTTTCCCATCTTCGTCCTTAGCAAAGGAGCTAGCTCCGAAAAAGGTTAATACTGCTGCTAAAACTTTCGTAAACATAGACAATCGGTTTATTGTTTTAAATAATTATTAACTAACGCACTACGAGTAAGGTCACGAGCGATTTGCACCGCTGTGTCCAGATTTCCCACTTCATCAATCAGACCGTAGGCTTTTGCTTCTTCGGGTCCGAACATCCTCCCCTGAAGAATTCCGGGGATTTCGGTGTTAAGCTTTTCCCCTCGCGAGGTTTTAACCTGACTTTGGAATTTGATGGCAAGCGGGTCAAGTTCCTCTGTTTTGATTTCATCATACTTTCCTTCTTTTGCTAATTGGAATGGTTTGTTCTTGTAATCGGAATGGTTGGAATAAATGGTGTGAGTAATCACACCCATATCTTTGTAGTAAGGTTCTACATCCTGAAACGACATCATAACACCAATAGATCCGAACTCAGCCGATATGTTATTATTGGCTACAATTCTATCGCAAGCCGTGGCGGCCCAGTAGGCAGCACTCGCACATAAATCACATGAAGCAACAACCGGCTTACTGCATTTTTCAATTGCATCAACCAAAGGAGCAATGGCATCAACAGCACCACCACCCGAATCTATGTCCAGGATTATTGCATCTATATTTCTGTGATTGGCTGCTTTTGTAATTTCAGCTGCAATTTCCTCTGTACCATAAGAGCAATAAGTACCATACTTAAGCATAGTACCACCAATAGGAATAATTGCAGTTGAACCTTTAGGTGCATCATCGAAAGAACCTCCCATGCCCGAAGCTGCAAGAATTGCATTCATCAAAGGCTTTTCTTCGGAAAGCATTTTGCTGTAATCTTCGGCAATAAAATCACCATCCATAAGTTTTTTCACAATAGCTGCTTTGGCTATCGATTCCTCATGAGTGATCATCCATTTGCCTTTAATCAGGCAGGTAAGTAGTTTTGAATTCTTCATTTATCACGTTTTATACAATGATACATGAAGAGTTAAGCGGTGGAAAGGACTATAAAAATAGGGAAAAGCGGATTAGGATTCCAACCAATAAGCTGAATGAGTATCGTTGCCTGAGAATTTTAAAGAGCGTCCGGACTTGCCTGATCCAATTGCCAGGCTCGATAAAAGTTTTGGTTTTGGTCCCGATTTGTTTCCTATCAGTTTGGTTTGACCACTGGAGTAAACCAACTTTATTAAAATCGGGCGATTGTCTAATTTATTAAACAGTTCCAAATCACCTTCGTCTTCGCCAGGATAAAAAGCATCGAGTGTTTGCTTGTATAAAGTGCCAGCTGCTTTACTGGATGCCGGTTCTTTAAATTTTCCTGATTTTGGAGAGATGGGAATTTCCTCCCAATCGTATCCTGTTTTAAAAATTATTTTTCGATGGTAAGGTGAGGATCCAACCAACTCCGATTCTACGGTTTCGGGCAAAGCGAAAAACACTTTTACAATGTTCTGCGCTAAATTATTGTTTTTCAGTGTCATATTTTAACGAATTAATAACGAGACAAATAAGGGACAAAAAAGGGACAAAAGAGCTGCGAAAGTGGTCGACTTTTTTAGCGAATTATTTGCTTTTTCTTTTTTGCGAAATCGCAGATATTCTCTCTTCAGGGAATCGTAATTGTAATTCATCGGATCGATATCATGTAAATCGCAAAAGCTAATGATAGCTGCTTTAATTTCTGTGAATCCTTTAAAGTATAAATCCAGGATATGCTCATGCATATCGAAAAAGAATTTACGGCGTACCCATTTCCGGATTAGCTTTTCGCCATTCTCCGAAATGTAATTGTTGTACCGGATGTTTAAATCCTGGTACCAGGGCAGCTCAAATACTACACATTCGCTTTTCTGGTATTTTCGAATGTTAGGAATGAGTGGCTGTTTTCGAAGTTGCGATTTTACGATGGATCCAATGTGCCCGTTTGTATCTTTTGCAAAAACAGGTTCGTTGTAACCATAGCTCCAGCGCGAATTGATGTAATCAACAAACATAGGTTGAAACGCCACAGTAACAGTTATGCCTTTAGCCATAGAGTAATAATTTTTAGCAAAATATGGTTGAGTTGTATCCTGTGAAAAGGACTTGTGGCGGTTGGGTCAAAGATAATATTTATGTGTAATGATTTCGCACCGATCGGCACAAAAAAAGCATTGATTTTACTCAATGCCAATGAATTATTAAAATTTTAATAATTTAAGATAGTTGATAAGAACGAATTCTAACAGTTGATTAATGTCAGAACAAGTTCCGACACCAATCTTTGTGTTATGCACAACGAGGCTTGAACCACTGTACATTTACGAAATGACCTGGTAAACCTGATTGTTCGATTCTTTTAATAGCTTCATCTCCAAAAGGGAATAAAACAGATCCTACGTTGTTTGAACTGCTCCCACCCTCAAAGTTGATTTTCTTACCCATTACAAAATATCTACCCGAAGCTTCAGCGAGTGGTCCAAACCAAGGAGCCGACCCACGTTCGGGTAATATTAAAATTCCGTTGTTATGTTGTATCATTCTCTCAATCCAACGCTCTTTTTCTGAAAATGGAGGATTACAGTAAACAAATCCAAACCAATCATTTTCTAAACCATTTTCAGATCTGCCATCCCACCAATTAACTTCACCTATGTTTGTGAACTCCCCAGCGCACGGATCTAAATCAACTTTTCCCAACGCACTGATGATATAATCAGGAGTTCTTAAAATATCGTTTTTCTTCATGTTTTATTCCCTTTCGCCTCGCAGTGTATAACATCGGCTCATAAAGCATAGCCTTTGAAAGCATGGAAGCAGTTAGAAGCGTATTGCAATCGGCTACGCTTCATAGCCGAATCCCGTTAGAATTCATTCTTAATCAGCTTCAGGATGAAAAATTAAACCACACTCAGAACAGCTGTAATAATAATTCAAGTTTTCATGTTTACACTTTCCTGTTTCTCGTAATTCATGTTGCTTCTTGATTTTTTTGAAGTCAGAAAACTCAGTGTAATTAAATTCTTCATCTACATGAATAGTTACATAGTTCAAAGCTCTTGCGATAGCTGCTTTCATTGTTTTGTGATGTCCACTAATTCCATGATCCGTTAATGTTTCACGAAAAATATAACCTCTTGATTCTTTAACCAATCGGAATTCTTCAATGTGATCACCAGTTTTACGGATCTGGTTAATAGCATTACTGGAGCAATTTTTATTTACCGTTAATGAAACAGCTTTAATTCGGGTATGATCTACACCATAAAGTTTACTGTATCCCTTAATTGAATATGTTGGTTGTAATTCTATTTTCATAACTAATTGTTTTTATTTCAAATAAGTAAGTACATCTTTGATTCTTTTAGGTACATCTGCCATTGTAATTTGTTCTAATTCATCCTTTACCCATGAATTTTGATAGTGTATTTCAACTTTTATATTTGATGTTCCCGAAGAAGAATATTCTCCAAAATCCCAATATGTATCATGCTCTATACATAAGCATTGATTTTTATTTTTTGTAAAAAAGTATGTGGTTATTGTACAACGATCCTTATTTTTTGTTCTGTGAATTTCCATAGTGTTTGGCTTATTTGGTCACCTCACGAATGAGGCGACCAGGATTAATTTATTTTTTACAAAAAATCAAAATAAGAGGCAATAAACTCGCCAATATCACACAGGTCAGTTTCATCTTCCTCATTTTCATAAAATGTGGCAATACTAGCCTCAATGCTGTCATATTTTGCGGCTTTCTCAATTAATTTATCCAAACAATGAGAACAGAGCGTGTGATCAGCGTCTACCCAGTGGCAATTTTCTTTCTCTGGATGTATGCAAGCATTGTTATCTGTACACCCACAGATTTTGCAAGTACTAAAAGGAAGCTCCTCAGGTGCCTTGTAAACTACTCTGTTATGAATTTCAATTTCACTACACTCAATGAATTCAAATTTTGAGTTTACAAATCCTTCACTTAAGCCATGGAAAGTTGGTTTTTCGTTGATTTCAAAAATAAGTTTTGGAGTATCCATTGTAAAAGGATGCTTACCTTTTTGGTGAACCTCCATTTTGCCACCAATCAAATTAAAGAAATCCTCGAAAAGAAATTGTTTTCCTGTCAGAACTGGCATTTCGATTGCAATCACATCGGTATGTTTTTCTACACCCATATATGAACTCAATATTGAGCCTCTTATGAAATGGTTGTAGTCTGTATGTAAAGGATTTTTGTAATCCTTCATCATTTTTTCAATTAAGGTTGATTTTCCACTACTGCGAGGTCCATAAACTATTGTTGCTTTTTCCATTATTTTGCCTCCCTTTCTTTTTTAGCTGCATTCATAAAACACTCAAACATTTGTCTTGAGCATTTTAAAATTGACTCCAATAATTCCTCAGTACTTTCACCATAATGGTATGATATTCTACAATGCCAGGATTCAACACTACAACTTCTGAAATCTCCATTTTCTTTGAATGTAAAGTTGGTGCAATAAGGATGATGAACTTCTGCAAGAAATCCATACTTTTCATCATCAAATAAAGCTGTGATTTTGGTTTCATTGTCATCATCAATATCAAAACAATCAGACTTAAATACATTTGGGAATAATGCGTTCCAAGTTTCTTCATCCAAATCATCAATTAAATCCCTTAATCCACTGGTTTGATTTGAAGCTGCTATCCATGCCATTTTATTTATTTTGGCACCGTGCGCTTGGTCTAAGCTATCAACTACTTTAGAATTCTTTTCTAAATCTGGATAAAGTTGAATATGAGTCCAACCATAATCACCTTGCTCAAAAGAATCATGTCTTTTGCAATAACTGATAGCATCTGCCTCCAATTCAAATGCTAGTGTGCTATGATCCATATCGTCTGATGGAGTACATAGGTGAATAATTTTACTTTTCATTGTTAAAATTTTAAATGTGTGTAACTGATTTTTGATACTAACTGAAAAATTGCGTTCCGTTTGTTCCACCCCTGTTTAAGTTTTTTAAATCTTAAATTTTCAAGCTTTTACAAAAGGAACTTTAAAGTTCCAGTCTTATATTTTTGTGTTCCGTTTGTTCCGCTTTTTATTAAAATGGAACAAGTGGAACTTTATGATTTTCTAAAATTTAATAATTGTTCCACCTTTATTTTATTAATATTTAATTCTTTACAACTAAATGGAACAAGTGGAACAAATGGAACGTACTTTTGAAAAATTTACATTTCCTCTGTATTTTCCTCTAATTCTTTAAAATCTTCCTGGCTTAACCAGTTTTCTGCATAGAAAGTAAGGAATCGACCTTTTTTAGAATGTTCCTTTGGTTCTCCATCCTTATCAGTTGTAAAATATTTACATCGTCTGCTACCACCTGGTTTAATACCATACTTATCCAATAATAGATCCTTCAACTTTGTTACTGGTAATTTGAATTCACGCTCCTTATTCAACTCGGCGTGTAAATCTTTAAGAGTATAATTCAATTCGTTTTGCCCAAAATTTAAAAAAGCATCAGTAAAGAACTCTTCCAATTCACTTTCAATAGTATTCTTGGTTCTGTCCATAACCACGCGTAAAGCTTCAGTAGTATAAACCGATTCAGGAAACCAAAAACGAGTTTCTTTTTTTGAACTGGATAAGCGGCGATTTTGCAGAAAATTTAAAAATGCTGGAATTTCCTTACCCATTTTATCAAGCATGTCAGGATCATCCTTCTCTCCAGCTTTTCTAAAACTTGGAACTTTAATTACTGCAAAGCGGTTTTCTCCATCATCAATCTGCATAAAGTTCTTTTCATCGTTTGAGCAAAATACCAGGTGAGTAAAATTTTCAACTCCTTTGGCGTTCGATCCTTTTGCCTCTAACCACATTACTTTACCAGTGGCCATGTTCTTGATCATTTCCTTGGTCATTTTATCATTAACAGGAATATGACCTTCATCAATAGCAACAATCAGCTTTCCGGCAAAGTGCGATGTAAATTTTGGATTGAAGCGTTGGTTATCGAGAATTGAAACATTTGCTCCAAAAATCTTCTTAAGAAAATCAAGAAAGGTTGATTTACCAGTGTTACGTTCCGAAGAAACTAAACACAAAATAGGTAGCCTCTGTTTCGGATATTCGTAAGTCAATTGCAGATAATCCAATCCAAACTCGAACAATACTTCACCATCCAGATTGGCTGCGGAAAAAATGTGCGTGAGAAATTTCTTAATCGTTGGCCATTCACCGGCAGCGGGTTCATGATCAACCGGATTATAAATATTAAACAGGTTGGAAACAATTCCGTTGTGATTGGTGGAATAAGTCTTTTGATACTCTCCAGTATTACAAGGCCTGTTAATAAAAGCATCATACTTTGGAATTTGCCTGATGAATTCTTTTCCATAATCGCGATTAATCTCACCAATTTTCCAATTGGTTAATTGCTCCTCGTATTCGTTGTGCGAATTCAAGGTCATGATTCGTTTGTAATAATCAGGACCAACACGTAGGTACAAACTTGTATCAGTGTATTGGATCTTCTCCAGCTTGTCGCCATCGTAAGCATATCGAACCGATTTAAATACAAATTCTTTAAACTTGATTTGATCAGAGAAATAAGAATAGAAACTTAAAGCATTCTTTAATTTCAGGTGATTGTACAAGCGATTGTAATTGGAATCGGTAAGGTTGATTTTATCGAAGAAGGAATTATCTTTTTTACTGGTGCAACTCTTTATTGCTGCATCAACAGCTGCTGTGTCTTCTTGCTTGTATAAATCATCGATGGTTGTTATTCTTTCTTTAAGAAAAAGGTGCTTAATATGAGCAAACCAAACGGTGATATCTACATCAAAATCATCAACCAATTCTTTGAATTTCTTTACTGCACAGTAAACGCTATCAAGCGGTGCACTTAAATCTTTATTGGAACCAGGTTCGAAATGCGGATCAACAATGTCGGAATTAAATAACAACACAACCGAATGAACTTTCTTTTTCGATAGCAGCTGTGTAAAGTCAGGATCTAAAGTGAAAAGATTCTCAGAATATTTGTCGGTAATTCCTTCGTAACCAATAACAGGAACTTTGGCCAATGCCGATTTCGAGGTAAATGGCATATCGGTTACATACAAAGTAGAAATCTTTTTCTTGGCTTCTACTTCTGCAGGTATGTACACGGTTTTGTTTTCTTCAACAAGTACTTCTGCACCGTTGGTTGCAGTGGTCTGAAGTGGTTTATAAGCTAATTCTGTTGTCATGTATAGGGTTATTTTTCAGCTTTATGGTCCTTCTGAAAATTTGCAGTTTCGGTATTGGTTTTCAAATGAGCTTCGTATCCACGAGCTTTTTTTAATGCTTGTTTTACCTGAATTGCTTTGTTTCTGCGTTCGTCTGTTTTTGGCTTGCTTAATTCGTGTTCTTGCAAACCTTCATCGTAAGCAACCGACATTCTCTCACCCTCGTATTTTTTAAAGTATGATAGGATCTTAACACCATCAACGCTTTCGAATAACTGCCCAAACTCACCCTTTTTAATTTTCGAGAATACCAGGTTAATATCTGCAAGGTTGAAGTAGTAGAAATCCTGATAAATCATAAATGACAATTCCTGCATTTGCTCAGGTTTCATTTTGCGTGATACATTAATAAAGTCGTTCAGATTAACCAACCACAACTCAATGTATGCTAACATGAAATCTTCTGAGTAAGCCTTTTTTAAAGCTCCTAACGTCGGCATTTCTGATTTAATGGCCAATGCTGGAGTATTAACCGTTCTAAGTTTTCTCAAACACAAAGGAACTGTATGTGCAAGTAAGAATTCCTTTGATGTATTTGGTAGTGCTAAAGCACCACTTTGGGGCTGTTCGATTTTTGCAAGGGTATTAGTCATTAGTCATTCATTAATCGGGTTAATAAATTGCTTTTGTGGCTGTTCAAATTGGATTCTTCTACTTCTTTGTTATTCTGTTTTAGGGCAAAGAATCCTTTCCAGCTTTTTTTTATGGATTGATGAATGATTTGAATTGCAGTATTCATATCTCCTTTGCTTAAATCAGCCAGATCTTTTAAAGCTGCCTGCTCTCCAATTTCTTTATAAGTAAATCGGAACTGTTGCTTTTTGTAATCTTTCCAAAGCTTCCATGCCTCAATAAACACTTTATCATTCCAAGGCAAATCAACCTTCAATTTTATCTGCTGCTGATTCTGAATCCAGGAATCGTAATTCACGATTTCCTTTTGCGCTTGGTTGTAGCGTTCGGCCTGATCAGGGTCAATCTTACCCTGATCGTATAGTTCTTGAAACAATTCTTGCAACTGGCCAACTGCTTTAATAAACTTTTGTCTCATTTCAATTCGGTTTGAAGTCCGTAGTTATGCTTGTCTCTTAGCTCAAGCAAGTACTTGTTGTTTTTTACTTCATGCTGACGATCGAAAGGAATTAGAACTGCTCTTTCTCCTCCTTCATGCAACACTTCAAGGTTCAATTTCTTTACTTCGCGAATCAGGTAATATTTGCGATTGTATGTAGTCATAAATTCATTTTTCCTTGTGAATCCATTCTTTCGAACAGAAGTAGATCAAACAGTTGTTTATCGTACATCAAGCCTTTGCTTTTGTACATTCTTTTGATTGCCTCTACAAATTTGTGCTTAGGCAATCCCGAATCTAATCGTGCCGTGTATTCATCAACTTCGCTCAATTTCATTGGTTTAACTGCAATCAGTTTGGCGTTGCAGTAGTGTTGACTGTTGATCATTACTTTGAATACCTGTAGACGCTGATGGCGCATAGGGTTGTGAAGTCTCAAAGTGGTAAAAGCTGCAGTATCGAGCTTCTTATTCCAATTCTGGGAGAATCTTATTACTGGTGAGTGCATGATTCCTCCTTTTCTTCTATTGGTAAAACTTCCACTCTGCAGCTGTCTTCTTCAATAACCTTAATGGAGAATTCCGGACTTGGTTTCGCTTTTTTCGGATTTCTGAATTGATTATTAATTTTCACATAACCAAATCCCTCAAAAAATCCATCGGCAGGTGCAATTCTTGCCTGAAATTGGGCAAGGTGTTCAGCCAGATCTTCTAAATCATAGGCATCCCAAAACACTTCCCTGAATGCCTCTAAATAATCTTCATTGATTAGATTATCATCGATTTCAATCTCGTATTGATCTTCTCTATATACTGTGCATTTGAATTTAGCCATGGTTAAATTTCTTTTGAAAGTTTAGTGTACTCTATGTCCAGTTTTGCAAGGTTAACCACCTCTTTAATTGAATTATTAACTTCTTTAGCTTGTGTTATATATTCTTTATCTTCTTGAACTTTTTTAATGTTATCCATTAAAATATCCTTTAATTGAACTAGGGTATCAGATAAAGCACCAACCTTTGCTGGAGTTTGACTATGTGATGGTAGAGGAATAAATTTTTCTTCTAAAGTAGCTTCAAGATTCTGAACAAAACATTTAACAACAGTTCCATCACTCAAACAAAACACATATTGATCTTCTACTTTTTGATGTGAATCAACAGCAACGGGTTTACCATTATATAACCACTTTTTAGATTTTAAATTTTCGATTAATTGTTTGTCTTTATTCATGATTACTAATTGTTTCGTTTAGTTCTAATTGTAATTGTTTAATATGGATTATATCAGGATATTCTTCTAGTAAAACTGCTCGTTTATGAGGGTCGCGTTCTAATAAATAAGCTGCATATCCTTTCGATTTATGAGTTATTTTAATTGCTTCTTCTCGTGGGATTGCCTGCAAATTGTCTTTGGTAATATTTAATTTGTCTCCATCCTTTAAAATGACAACATACTCTTCCGGAATAGGGCCATAATACTTCTCATATTCTAATCGATGAACAAATTCCCATTTTCTAGGATCGGAAACTTTCACTTCCATGTAACCATAAATATTAATCCTAGTTGATCCTACTGGTTGATAGTTATGAGGTTTATTCCCTTTTTTGAATTGAGTTTTAATAGTGTTAGCATGAGAAGGTTGATTTTTTCCTTTATTTGATGGAATATTTCCTTTCTTATACCTTGTCTCAACACCTTGTGATCCATTTAGCCTACCACTCTTTTCTGAGTTTAAAAAAGCTTCTGATTTCTTAATTTTCAGATCGCGAGCTTTTGTATAAATGCTTCGTTCGGTTCTCCTAAGGCTTTGAGCGATTTCTTTAGCAGTTGAATCCGGATAATGTTCCTTCAGATATTCAATATCTGCTTTCGTCCATAGAACTCCCATACTAATTCCCTTTAATAAATTGCTTCATTTGATCTGATACCTGATCCATTTTAGCCTTAACTCCTAAGGCCTCAATTGCCATAGTTTTTACTGCAGCACCTAAAACAATTTCTCTTGTTCTTTCGTGTTGTAGCATTATTAACGCTAGTTCATCAATGCAATCCTTAGTTGTTCCTTCTGCTTTTATTTGTAATTTTGCCATGTGTAACTGATTTTTAATTAATGATCAAAAAAGCCGTCCAGCCTCCAAGCATTGGACGGCTTTCGTTTTCAGATTACTTAATTCGATTAACTTCAAACTGGAGCTTCTCAACTCTAAAGAGTTCATCATTTTCGATAAATGCTTCAAGGAAATCGCAAGTCTCGTAGTAATTGAAAGGGATTTTTTTCAGGAATGCATCACTGGCAGATTGCAATACAATTAACACCATTGTTTTTTCGTCTGAAAATGTATCATGCAACTTACTTCGATTATAATAAAAGTGCTTAATTACACGCTTTATATTCACTTCCTGAACTTCATCTACTATAACCGCTTCTATTTTCTCCTCGTTTCTCAGAGCTTCCAAGGTTTTCATACCTTTTTCAAATTCAATATCGTTAGCTCCATTAATTGTTTTGACATTTCTGTAAACCAGTGCCATTGCTTTGGCAATAGTACTTTTCCCGGTCTGTTTACCTCCAAAAATTACATTGATGTGTTTCATAACTGTTCGTTTATTTTAATAAATACAAAAGGCTCCAAGCACTTCGTTACTCTCACGCACAAAGGCAGGAGCCTTTTGTTCTGATCAGAAAAGTTTAACTAATGTCTTATAAAAGAAACTGCCACAACCGCCACAGTATATGGTCAGTTCCTTTTAGGGTGTGCTTCGTTTTCCGGCTTTAACTATGTCTGATTTGAAAAAATGATTTGTGAGGTTTGCTCCTCGGTATTTCGGTATCCGCACACAGTATTTTTATTGCTTTACTAAACTTGATTCCCTGATTAACTGCACAATATCCAAAGCATCTTCAAGTGCATTGTGAGAAACCCTTTTTTGAATTCCTGCACGTTCTAAACAGGTTTGCAAATCAGGCAGGTGTTCATCCTTTTTGTCAAGAAATAGAATAGTAGGATCAATGCAACGGCTTCTGATCCGGATGCGATCGGTAAAGCCAGGAATGTTTTTAAGGAATATATTATCGAAGCCAGCAACGTTTTTACCAGCAACATTGATTACAAACCTTCCTTTTTCTTCTTCGAAACCTTGCTGATTCAGCCATGCTGTAAATTCCTTAATAAATTGAGCTTGCGATATTCCTTCCTTTGGCATTTCTTTAAAAATCCATTCATTCATTTCTAAAGCATAAGGCTCACCTTTTTTCTCCTGGTTAATAATGCATGAATAGAATGGTAAATTATCAACGGGTCTAGGCTTGTTTAAATCATCAAGAATTGCAGCAAACATGATTACTTTATGCTCGTTTGGATTTCTTCCAGTTGTTTCAACATCAATTGACAGGTACTTCATTTTCAAGTGTGGTTTTAATTTTTACTAATCGTTTCTTAGCATCTTTATCTTCTGCTCCTGCAGGGAATGGAAAATGATTGTAGTAAATAATTACTGCGTCATAGATTAACTGCAGATCCTCTTTGGATAACATGTGAACAGAAAATTCGTTTTCGGATTTATCAACATACATAAGGCTCAGTAATTAATAAATCATACTTTCTCGCTCTAGATCCTTTCGTGTAAGCTGCACCAAGTGCATCCCAAACTACTTCTATGCGATGATTTTCATTCTCTTCCACATATCCTTTTATGGATTTTACTTGTCTCTGAAGGTTTAGACGAACCTTTAAGAAACCATGCGGTGCTTTGCATCTGGTTTCAGCTTTTTCTAAAACAGCAAGCGGCTTTGGTTCTGTATCGGGCCACATGCCTTTAATAAATTTTAAAATTCTCATACTTGATTTTATTAAGTGCGTTGGGGGACGCTGTTAAATTATTCCTTTGTCTTTTGCCCAGTTCGAAATTTCAATTCGGTTATTAACACCAAGTTTTTCTCGAATTTTATTAAGGTGTGTTCGTACAGTAGAAAGGGCGATATTCAACTCTGTAGCTATTTCTTTATCAAGTTTGCCTTTTGCAACCAAGCGAGTAACAAAGTATTGTTGTTTGCTTAATACACCATTTTCACCTTCAGGAATTTTACAAATAATACCAAACCCATTACAGTTTTTTTCCTCTGGGCAATTAGGTGCATCGTGAGTGGTAATTCCGTTTGATAAATCAGGATTTTTATCCCAATTGCCGTATCTACAACTCACAAATTTTTCTTCTTCTTCATCGGCTCCAACAATACGGAGGTCATTACGCATACAATTCTGAGAACATTCATCGGCAATATATTCGGCCTGAAATGGTTCACGAATACTAAGTGGCAATTCCAAGTAAGTATATTTTCGTCCGCGATAAACAGCATTAACGTCTCCTTTATAGCGGTATATTTCAAGATTGTTATCTTCTAATCCTGCAGGTAATTTTGTGTGTGGCAT